TTCGTTACACACTTTTAGCCGCCAAAAATCCCCAAGTTATAGGATTTAGTTCCGCCGGAGACCAACACTCTAAAATTCTTAATATGCTTCGCGATAGAGCTATCGCCGCTAATGCTGGATCTAAAGACGACTCGGCTTATTTCGAGTGGAGCTCACCGACCGACGATATAACTTTAGAAAACGCCGCTTACGCTAATCCGGCTCTCGGCCACACTATCCACCCCGATAATTTAATAGCTACTTTTAACGATCCCAAGGATTCAATTTTAACCGAAGTCTTAAGTCGCTGGATTCAAACTATCCAGAGCGCGGTGGACACCGATAGCTGGAAAAAATGCGGAGAAGAAGAAGGAGACTTAGATCCAGAGAAATTAACTTGGCTAGCTATAGATCTTTCACCGGATCGACGCCATGCGGCCTTAGTAGGAGCTCAGAAATTAGGAGATGAACGATTCTTAGTAAAGCTTCTTCACACTTGGGAAAATACAATACAGCTAGACGATAAAGCTATAGCTAACGATCTAGCCGTCTATTGTCGAAAGTATGTAATCGAGCACGTGGCCTTTTCTCGTAAGACTTCCGGCGCGGTAGCGGCCAGACTTCAACCGGCCGGAATTAGAATTTTCGAAATGGACGCGGTGTATCCCCAAGCATGCGACGAACTTCTCGGAGCTATAAATTCAAATCGTCTTCGACACTTAAACCAGAAAGAATTAACCGTTCAAATTTTATCAGCCGTTAAATTACCGCGTGGAGACGGCGGCTGGATAATTGGACGAAAAGCGTCTCAAAGCGCCGTCTGCGCGGCCGTTGCGACCGGATTAGTTACCCACTTCGCGACACGCCCAGAGACGGAAGTAGATATTTATGTGAGTTAGTGCTATTGGTTACTAATAAAGTTCTACTATGGGATTACTGGATAGATTTTCGTTTAAAGCTCAAGCTCCAAAGCCGGATAATGACGTAGCCGCTTCGTTAGCTCCCGTTCCAACCTTAGATATATTTTACGGAATTCCAACTAATTACAATTTTAGCGCAACACGTGAACAAGCTATGAGCGTTCCAACAATAGCAAGAGCTCGCGGAATTATCTGTTCTTCTATCGCCGCTATTCCAATTATTTTAAGAGATAAAACTACCGGAGCCCGTGTAGACGCTCCTAGAGTTTTAAACGATCCAGATCCGCGAATTCCTAGTAGTGCTACCTATGTATGGACGGCCGAGGATTTACTTTTCTACGGTTACGCCTACTGGCAAGTAAAATCCGTATTTGCCGACACCAATAGAGTTCGAGAAGTAGAAAGAATAAATCCGCTTCGTGTATCTGCTTTTTTAAATGCTAATTCGACAGAGATTTTATATTATACCGTCGATAATTTAGAAGTTCCGAATACCGGAATAAATTCTTTAGTAGTTTTCTATGGAAATGACGAAGGCTTATTAAGAAGATCCGGTTCTACAATTCGCGCCGGCGCGGAACTTGAAAGAGCTACGGCTATGTATGCTCGCGAACCTTTTCCTACTATGGTATTAAAATCTAATGGAGCTTCTCTTCCGGCGGATAGAATTACAAAACTTTTAGACTCTTGGGCTCAAGCTCGCCGGACTCGCGCCACGGCTTTTTTAAATTCTGATGTAAGTTTAGAATCGGTCGGCTTTGATCCGGAGAAATTACAGCTAGCGGCCGCGAGAAATCATATAGCTACAGAATTAAGCCGCGCGTTAGGAATTCCGGCTTACTTTACCGACGCGCCTACCGGTTCGAGTATGACCTATTCTAACGCCACTCTCGCCAAGGAAAGTCTTCTTAACTTTTCTCTTATTCCGCTAATGACTTCGATAGAGCAACGGCTCTCAATGAGTGATTTCGTCGCTAGTTCAACCGAGGCAAAATTCGACCTTAATTATTACTTACGCGGTTCGGCTATGGAAAGAGCTCAAGTTTACGAAGTGTTAAACCGAGTCGGAGCGTTAACTCCGGAAGAGATAAGGATAAAAGAGGAAATGACGCTATGAAGTTAACTATCCCTATGGCAATAACCGCCGCCGACGATTCAAGCCGAACTATTAGCGGCCGGATCGTAGCCTTTTCAGAATTAGCTAACGCTTCTACTGGAAAAGTTATTTTCGCAGAAAATTCAATAGAACCTAAAGACGTATTTCTAAATTTAGAGCATGACGCAACTAGAAGAATCGGTAAAACTTTAAGCATGGAAAAAGATTCTACTCGCGCTATAAATGCTAGCTTTAAAATTTTTAGAACTAACGCCGGTAATGACGCAATAGTTGAGGCCATGGAAGGCGCAAGAGAAGGATTTTCTGTTGAACTTTCGGTAGACGATTATGAAACTATGCCCGACGGAACTATGAAAGTTTTAAAAGCAGAATTAACCGGCGTCGCTTTAGTAACTAATCCGGCCGTAAAATCGGCTCGCGTAAGTGAAGTAGCCGCTAATGAAGATTCCGAAGTAGAAAAAATTTCGGAGCCAGTAACACCCAACCCAACCGAAGGAGAACAAGTGCCAGACACTACCGTTCAGCCAGAGGCTACAACCGAAGAAAAAACGGTAGAAGCTTCTCAAATAAATATCTCGGCCGTGCGTAAGCCGGTCTTTACTACTCGTCCACGTTTAGACTTTTCTGCCGGAAAGTATTTAGAAAATACTATTCGCGCAACTATGGGCGACGAAGACGCTCGCCAATATGTAGCGGCCGCCGCCGATACAACAGATAACGCCGGTCTCGTTCCTACTCGTCAATTAAACGAAGTAATTAACGGCCTAGCTAATGGCGTTCGTTCCAATATCGACGCAATTTCTCGCGGAGTTTTACCGGACGCTGGTATGAGCTTCGAAATTCCTAAAATTACTCAACTTCCTACCGTAGCGGTAACCGCCGAAGCTGGAACCCCAAGTAATACAGACCAAAATGCGGCCTTCGTAACGGTCAGCGTTCAAAAGTTCGCCGGTCAACAAACCTTCTCCGTCGAGCTTTTAGATAGAACCAGCCCGTTATTTTTTAACGAGCTTCTTTCAAATATGGCCGCGCAAATGGCTAAGGTTCAAGATACAGCCGTTAACGCCGCACTTATTACCGGCGCAACTGTTGACTCGACTACCGTCGCAACTTATCCAACAGCTTCCGAGCTATTGGGAATAGTAAGCCGTGGTTCTGCTTCCGTATATTCTGGAACTCAACGCTTCGCTAGAAACATTATTATGAATACTAGTCAATGGGCTAACGCTATGACTCTTAATAATAATGGAGCTCCACTTTATAACGTAGCCGCCGGAACTAATAACTTTACCGGTGGACAAGTTAATCCAACTTCTATTCGTGGAAATATTGCCGGTTTAGATCTATTCGTTACGGCTAATACTTCTTCCGGAACAGACACCGACGGTTCTATAATTATCGTAAATCCAGAAGCTTATACTTGGTATGAAAGCGGTTCTTATCGCCTTCGCGCCGACGTAATCGCTTCCGGTCAAATTTCCGTAATGGTTTATTCTTATGGAGCAATAGCTACGAAAATCGGAGCTGGCGCGTTTATAAATAATAAAGCTTAATCACTAAATAATCATGGCTAATTCGCTCCCGAGTTAGCCAGTCGAAGAGAAAGGTTCGCTAATGCCTATAGTTACACCGAGCGAATTACGCAACGTTTTAGGAGTTAGCGAATCTTTATTTTCGGACGCTTATTTAGAAGAAATAATAGCTTCGGCAGAGTTAACGATTTTACCTATGCTAACTTCTAATAATAACGCGATCGCTAGCTATAAAATATTAGATGAGACTATTACTTTTAATCTTATTAAAAGAAATAATTTCGTTGAAGATCAAGATATAGTAGTAACCGGTTTAGGAGCGGTAGACGATACTTACACCGTAGACGATTCTTCTTATTTACCCTTCTCCTTTAGTGCGGATACCAACCTTCAAGATACGGCGACGACTATTCCCGTGATTCCGTCCGGTGTTGCCGTTCTTGACGGTTCAAGCGCGGCCGAGCTATACGCGAACACGGCTCCGGTTCATAGTGCGATTTTAGTCGTATCGGTAGAAATTTTTCAGAGCGTAACAGCTTCGGGAAATATGACTAGCTCCATAGACCAAAATCCTTCACCTTTCGTTTTAGGTCGATCACTTCAAAATAGAGTAATTGGACTTCTAAGCTCTTATATTGACGTCGAGACTATGGCTCAATAATGAGCACAATATTAGACACGGTAAGAGATCCTTTAGCTACGGCTTTAGAAAACATTACCGCTTCGGTTTACGGATCACCGCCGGAGACAATTATCGCGCCGGCCTGTTCAATTTTACCTAATTCACCATATTTAGAAAATGTCTTAATAGGTAAAGCTACGGTTAAAGTAAAAGTTAACTTAATTATAAGCGCAATAGTCGCCTATAATAATACCGCCGGAGCTTTAAATAATCTTGAAGAACTTATGATAGAAATTTTACAAGAGATCCCGACTAATTACGTTATAGGAAATTTTTCTCGTCCGTCAATTATTACCGTCGGAACTGGTAATTTTTTAACCTCAGATTTAGACGTTTACACCTACTACCACCAAACATAAGGAGAAATAAATAAATGCCTACTACAATAATCACCGGTAGAGATATTAGCTTTACTATCGACGCCGCTCAATATTCCGCCCAAGCTACGTCGGCTATTTTGACCGTAGATACTACGATCGAGACTTACCAGACACTTTCAGGAAAAGCTTATAAAACCTTAGATACTCAAGGATCCTTCGCCGTAGAAATGCTAAGCGATTGGGGAGCCGGTTCTTCATTATGCGAAGCTCTATGGACGGCCGCTACTTCTGCTCCAGACACCGGCTTAGCCGTAGTCTTAACCGCCGACACCGGAGTCGTTTTTGAATTTGAAGTTCAACCGATACAGCCTTCCGCCGGTGGAACAGCTCCAGACGCGCAGACCGTATCCCTAGTCTTTACCTGTATTACTACCCCAGAACTTAACCCTTAAGAGAGGATCGGGAGCATGAAATTATCTATAAATATAGAATTTACAGACGGAACCAAAGAGACGTTTATAGCTCAACCGCCGGAGTTCGTTAAGTGGGAAGCTAAAAGCGGCTTTACGGTTCAACAAGCCGGCGAGAAAATGGGAATTACAGATTTTCTATTTCTAGCTTATAACTCAATGAAGCGTAACGCCGGCGGTAAACCTGTAAAACCTTTAGAAGCTTGGACGGAGACTATCGCCGACGTAGTAGTAGGCGAGGAACTCCCAAAAGTTATCAGCGAGGAAGCCTAAGCCGGCTTTTAGTGGAACTCG